GTTGCCCAAGGCGGTTGTCGATGGCCTGACGCACCGTGTCGGTCGTTTCCCGACCAAGGCTGATGGGGGTCCGACGTGGCGCGGCGTGATTATGGACACCAACCCCATGGATGATGACCACTGGTATTATCGATTGGCTGAGAAAGAGAGACCTGGGGGTCAGTTCCGCTGGGACTTCTTCCGGCAACCTGGTGGCGTCGAGGAGGTTTCCCTAGAGGATTTGCCGGAGGAAATGCCGGAAGCGAAGGGATACATACATCAGGGTGGCCGCTGGTGGCGCACTAACCCAAAGGCTGAGAACCTAAAGAACCTACCGACGGGATACTATGAACAGCTCCTGGGCGGGAAGAATGTTGATTGGGTAAAGTGCTATGCCCAGGGCGAGTACACGTTTGTGCAAGAGGGTAAACCGGTTTGGCCGGAGTATAACGACAACCTCATGGCAGATGACCTGGAGCCGGACCCCTCTGTGCCGGTTCATGTCGGTCTCGACTTCGGTTTGACGCCGGCTGCGATATTTGCGCAGAGAATGCCCAACAACCGGTGGCATGTGCTGCATGAGCTGGTCACGTTTGATATGGGCCTGGAAAGGTTCTGTTCTATGCTCAAGAGCGACCTGGAGAGCCGGTTTCCCCGATATGAAACCCTGATATGGGGCGACCCTGCCGGTTCGCAGCGGGACCAGATATTTGAGACCACCGCGTTTGAACATCTCAAAACGCATGGCCTTCTGGCCCGACCCACCGCGACCAACGAGTTCCGTACCCGTCGTGAAGCGTTAGCGATACCCATGGGAAGGTTGATAGATGGTAAGCCTGGTTTCTTGATCGATCGCAAGTGCATGAGATTGAGAAAGAGCCTGGCCGGCGGCTATCACTTCCGGCGCGTTGCAATTGGTGCGGGGCAAGAACGGTTTAGGGATACGCCGAATAAAAACGAACATTCGCACGTCGGCGATGCGGCGGGGTACTGTTTGCTGGGTTCTGAGCATAAGATTATGACGAAGCGCCCTACCCCCATGGGCGGTCGGCCTATTACAGCGAAGGTGCTAGACTTCGATGTTTTCGGTTGATGAATTAAACCAGGTCATGCGCCTGGATGGCGTAAAGCACAAGGTCGTTGATTGGTCGCCTATGCACTTGCAGCTCTGCGAGATAAACGACTTTGATGCCTGGAACTTAAAAAATTTTCCAAACTATCAGCAATACCTGTCGAACTTTGCGTCTCAGGGCATGGCATACACTGGCATTGGTGATGGGATTATCTATGGCATGTGGGGTGTTTATGAATTTTGGCCTGGTTGCGCGGAGGCGTGGCTCATTCCGTCGAAGCACATTGGTCAGAAGACCATGGCATTTCACCGCGCTGCCTTGGCGTTTTTTGAGTATGTAGCAGCCCAGAAGGGAATAAAGAGGCTACAATTCACGGTTCACACACAGAATGTTCACGCTGACCGCTGGGCGCAACGATGTTACTTTAAATGCGAAGGAGTGCTTCGCAAGTACGGACCTGACGGAGCGGACTATTACATGTATTCGAGGATGTTCTAATGGGTGGATTATTTTCAAAACCAAAAGCACCGGAGCCTGATCCTAGACAAGAAGAGCGTTTACAGCGTCAGGAAGCGCGTGCGGAAGCAGAAGAGCGTGGAGCTGCACGTCGTGTGCAATCGCGCATGATGGCGAGACGCGGCGGCGGTAGCCGAATGCTAATGGCCCCTGGCGTATTTGGCACAGAGGGCGTGCGTGACGTTTTACAGCGGTCACTAGGAGCGGGTCGAAACCCAAGAGGGTAAAATGAAGACCTATAGACGTAACCCCAAGCATAGGGATGTAGGATCAGATGTACGGAGCCAAAGGCGGCAAGCGGCCAATGAAAGGCGCAATGGACAGCAAGATGAGCAATCTTCGCAAGAAGACAGCTCAGAAGTACAGCAAGAAGAAAGCTGATGGTCAAAAAGGCGTTTCAAAGTAGCGAGGGTGGCCTAAACGAAAAAGGCCGCAAAGCTATGGGGATGGGCCGGAAGTTAAAGACCGGCACCAATCCGCGAAGAATTTCTTTTGCTGCCAGGTTTGGTGGCATGGACAAGCCAATGAAAGACGATAACGGCCAGCCTACCAGGTATGCTTTAGCCTTAAAAGCGTGGGGGTTCGGCTCTGCGCAAGCTGCGCGAAATTTTGCAGAGAGGCATAAGAAGACATAATGGCTGAAGTACCTGTCGAAGAGATTAAAAAACGCTACAAGATAGCGAACACCCACAAGGAACAGTGGCGCAGCATTTACGAGGAAGCGTATGAGTATGCGCTACCCATGCGAAACCTCTACGACGGTTATTACGAGGGCGATGTCCCTGGTCAAAACAAAATGAAGCGCGTGTTCGATAGCACCGCTATTCACTCGACTGCCAGGTTTGCGAACCGTATCCAATCCTCCCTGTTTCCTCCCCAAAGACCTTGGTGCCGTTTGCAGCCTGGCAATGAGATACCGGAACAGCGCAAGATTGAGGTGCAACAAGTCTTAGACCTCTACACTGAAAAGATGTTTGGGGTGATGAGCCAATCCGGTTTTGACCTGGCTATGGGTGAGTTCTTGCTCGATCTGGCTGTTGGTACAGCGGTTATGCTTATCCAGCCTGGTGATGAGGTTACGCCCATACGATACACGGCTGTCCCTGCTTATCATATCACCTTCGAGGAAGGGCCAAACGGGTCTGTGGATGCGGTATATCGCAAGTTCAAAAGACCGTTTGCTGTTATTGAGCGCGAGTGGCCTGATGCAGATATTCCTGATGAACTGCGCAAAGAGTATGAGGATGACCCGACGCAGAAGGTAGAGTTGCTAGAAGCGACCTACACGCATGATGGGCAAATCCATTACTGCCTCATGCCGTTTGAAAAAGAATACAAGATTGTCCACCGGAACCTCAAAAGCTTCCCTTGGGTCATATCTCGTTACATGAAAGCGTCCAACGAGCGTTATGGTCGTGGTCCGGTGCTATACGCCCTGCCCGACATCAAAACGCTGAACAAGGTCGTCGAGCTGACATTGAAGAACGCCAGCATCAGCATTGGCGGCGTGTTCACGGCTGTCGATGACGGGGTGCTAAACCCACAAGCAATCAGCATTGTTCCTGGCGCTGTCATTGGCGTCAGTTCAAATGGCGGTCCCCGTGGACCATCTTTACAACCACTGCCCAGAAGCGGGGACGCCAACCTATCACAAATCGTTGCCAACGACTTACGCTTGAACATCAAGAAGACGTTGTTGGACGAAAGCTTGCCGCCCGACAATATGTCGGCTCGGAGCGCGACGGAAATCGTGGAACGGATGAAGGAGCTGTCCCAGAACTTGGGGGCTGCGTTTGGGCGTCTCATAACTGAAACCATGTTCCCGATTGTACGCCGCTCCATGGAGCTAATGGATGAGATGGGCATGATTGAGTTGCCTCTCAAAGTTAACGGTTTGCAGGTTACCGTTACGCCTGTTTCTCCATTAGCCATGGCAAGCAATATGGATAAGCTCAATGAGGTTGTGCAGTTTATGCAAATTTCGCAAGCGCTGGGACCACAAGGTCAGACATTGCTGAAGATGGACGCGGTTGGTGATTACATAGCGGACCAGCTCGGCATACCGGCGAAGCTGCGCACGTCTCAACAAGAGCGTCAGCAAATGGCACAGATGCAAATGCAGATGGCCCAGCAAGCTATGGAGGCGCAGGGCATAACCCCGCCTGATGGAATGGAAGTACCACAAGAATGAACCAAGCAGAAAAAATTCGCTCGATTAACTCACCTGGATGGGACGGTGTAGATGCTACAGTTACGCCTATGCGGCTGCGCGATACCGACCTTCAGAGGGCTTTAGATATTTCGTTCAAGCGTTGTTTCGGGTCCGAGGACGGGCAAAAGGTTTTGGCCCATTTGCGCCAGGTTACTATTGAACAACCGGCGTGGGTGCCAGGAGCTGAACCCTCTTATGGTTACGCACGGGAGGGTCAGAACAGTTTAGTGCGTGAAATTGAACAACGTATTAGGAGAGCAAATGAGCCAGAGTGACAACCAGCAAGACGCTGGGACAACCGAGCAATCGGCCCCAGATGGATTGATGGCCGCAACAGCTCTTGCAGAGGAGCAAGAAACTGAAGAAGGTCAAACCATTGAACACCGCGCCGAGCCGGAACCCAGCGAGGAAGAGAGCGAGGACACGGTTTTCGACAGGCCGGATTGGTTCCCAGAAAAGTTCTGGGACGAAAAGGAAGGTCCAGACCTAGAGAATATTGTTAAGTCATACGAGGAATTGCAGAAGCAGTTTAGCCAGGGCAAACACAAAGCCCCAGATGAATACGACACTAGCGTTTTAGATGAAGCTGGGTACGAGAAAGACGACCCGATCATTGGAGCGTATACAGAGTGGGCTAAACAGTATGGCATTAACCAACAAGCGTTTGACGACTTGGCCGGCAAAATTACGGCGCTGGCTGGGGAGGACATGGCGCAAGCACAGATAAACTACGATGCAGAGCGCAAAGCTCTGGGTAACAATGCAGATGAAATCATCAAATCAAATGTAAACTGGGCTGATGGCTTAGTGCGCAAAGGCGTGATTTCAGAAGCAGAACGGGAAGAACTGAACATCTGGGGAGGCACTGCCGTAGGTCAGCGTCTTATGCAGAAAGTTCGCCAGCTCACCGGCGACATGTCTCAGATACCGCTTGCACCGGTAGCTGACGCGGGTCAGAGCGAAGACGACTTCAGAGCGGATATTCAGAGTAAAATGCAAGACCCCCGTTACGGCACGGACAGTAAATTCACGCGAGACGTGGAGAGAATGTTCGAGCAGCGTTACGGGTAACTCAATCCTCCCTGTAACTTGGGGCTACTTCGGTGGCCCCATTTTTTTGTACAAATACCACATGTAGCATCTAAAACATTTACAAGCCCCAGCTTGTAGTATATGGTCGTAATTGACTGATAACCCGTAGTGGGCCGGTCTGGCGTGTAGAAATACACCGTGCGCGGACGCTCCGCGAAGCCAGAGGCCGGAGTTACTCTCCGACAACCTAACGAGGCGCTTCAACTTTGGTTCAAGCTGGAGGCTCATTATGTCAACGAACCTATCCCCAGCGTTCGTACAGTTATTTGAAGCAGAGGTGCATCAGGCTTATCAAGCCAGCG